CTACTTCTGGAGCAGCATCTGCACCTTCAGATAATGTCTCAGTTTTTGCTGTTGGAGTTGCTTTAGTAGAGAAATATGATTCTCTGAGCATTTCCAGTTTTTCACGATATTTTGCTTCACTTTCAAACTCAACACTTTCAGCAAGTGAAGCGAGCTTTTCCTTCTGTGTCTCAGCAAGACCATCGGAAACTTGATCAAGAATACCCTCTGCTACAGCCTCTGCGAGACGGGAGTTTAGGGAAACATTCTTCTCAATTTGCTCGTTGAGTTTAGTCTCCATTTCATCAAGTTTTTCTACCATGCTATCTAATACATCATATTTGTCGTCAGGAATAGTTACATAATGTGCTTCAAAAAGATCCTTCATGCCTGAGAGGAAGCTCTCAGTCATTTCAGCCTTGAGTGCATGTTCAACTACGAGTTGATTTTCGGTCATCCACTCTTCAGCAACATACTCAAGGTAAGAATCTACACGATCAGTTAGAGCTTCTTTGATTTCTTGAACTTCTTCAAGAAGTTGCTCTTCATACTTAGCCTCTAGGGCTTCTTTGATTTCAGCAACTTTAGAAGTTAAAGCTGCTTCGAATACTACTTTTGCTTTCTCTTTAAATTCTTCGGAGAGTTCTTCTTCACCAAGTAGAGCATTGACATCTTCTTCGATATCATACTCTTCTACTTGCTCTTCTTCAGCAACTACTTCTTCACTTTCTTCTTCAGTGACAATTTCTTCTTCAGTAGTTTCTTCTTCAGCAACTACTTCTTCCTCATCAAACTCTTCTTCTTCCTTCATACCTTTTGGCATAGGATCTGCTTTACCAGCAGACTTGGTTACAACGTCCCTAACTTGCTTAAGGGTTGCACCAGGTTCTTTGAGTTTTGCTGAATCGTCGTCAGACTTATAGTTCTCGGGGGTAGGACCACCAAGATCTTCTACGGAAGCTAGCTGTGTTCCTGGATCTGCCATTGTTGGCATAGGATCTGCTGGTTTTGCACCAGCATTCACAGCAGTTTTGGATTGCTTAGTGCCTGCTTCCATTTCCTGTAAATTGTTGTCACTAGACATTTGAGACTCTCCGTTACCTTTAGTTTAGATTAACTATATTTATTTATAAATTAAAACTTTTTATAGTATTTACTACTACTTATAGACTATTCAAAAAGTCATTGAAGAGATTTATTTTATGCTCTTCAAGTGCTCTTTGATCGACAAGAGTATTGATTCTCTTTTTAGTTTGTGATGCGAGTTGTTCACGAAGAATTCCTCCTTCCCAAACCCACTCTCTTCCTTCCATAATTCCCTGAACAAATGCATCAGGTGCAGAAGGATCGGCAACGATATCAGCAGCAGTTGCTAACATGAAATCTTCACCAACTTCAGAATAACCTTCTTTAGTTGGACGAAGAGAACCAATACCTCTGGAAGAAACTCCGAGACATACACCCTCTTTTAAAAGAGACTCTGCAATTTTACCCATTGGTGTTGATAGGATTTGTGCCTTACCAATGAAGTCATTTCCCTTTTGCTCAAGAGAAACAATTTTGTGAGAAACCCGATCTAAATTGATGGTTGGACCATCTGGATGACCAAGTTCACCTAGAGCACGACCTTTAGAAATATGTTGCTCAGTATATCTTTTAACCTCACGCTCCATTACGTTGCGACGATATACTCTGCCGTTACGATTTTGCTGTTCGGTTTGGAGAAAAGGTCCTTGAATATAAAGAAGTTTTTTACCGTTCTTTTCTTCGGTAATAACTTCTACCTTTTCGATTTCTTCTCTGATTAGTTTCATGGTTATGCAGTAAATCCTACTTTTGCTCCACGCACTGAGTCACTTTCAGCATATACGCAATGTGAATATTGCTTTTCAAGAATTTCAACTGAATTTCCAGGCATCGTCATTGATCCGATGATGGATCCACCTTGAGTTTCTACAACTACTACATGATATGCAGTAGATGAATTGTTTACAAGACGTACTGCAGATGCTTGAGTAAAACTTGTAGCAGTACCAGTTTCAGTTGGCAGTGCTGACTCACCACCTAACAATAGTGTTCTAGCCATAGTACAAAAGTGCTTTATAAGTTATTTATACTTCTTCTTCATCTTCACTTTCAAAATCAAACATTGAGTTTGAAATTGAAGGTTTTAATGCGTCAATTTTTTCTGCACTTTTGGAAAAAAGAATATCCTTAATTTTATCACTAATATTAGAAGGAGATTCATCCTGTACAATCATATCCATTAAATCATCCATGATTTTAAATTTAAGTAACGACTTTATTTATTAGATCTCTGCATCTTTAAGATCTTTTACTCCAATTTCTGGTGGAGCAACTACTGCAGCATCGGATTCCATATCTGGTTCCATCATTGGTTGACCAAGATCCATTTGAGGAGCACCACCTTCTGGTGGGACTGCCTCAGGTGGTAGTGCATTTGGATCTGGAATAATCCCTTCTTTTATTTCTTTTTCGATAAGTTTATCTTGTTCAACAATTTCTTCATCAGTTTGACGAAGAATCTTACGTCTTACATAATCTTGAGAATAATACTTACCAATATATGGTTCGGCAGTTGCAACCATATTTAATCTTTCTGTCATCAACTCTGCTTCTTTGAGTTCAGAGAAGTGATTATCATATAAGAAATCATATTGAATGTGCTCACTCATCATCTCCCAGTCTTCTGGGGTCACAACATTCTTAAGAATGAGTTGAGTTTTAAGCATATCATTAAACATATTTGAGAATCTTTTTCTCAAACGTCCAACGAATTTGGTGAACTTAAGTTCGTCTCTCAGAATTTCTGATGAACGACCTAGATTAAATCCACTATCTCCATCCATTCGTGATGGGGGAACATTAAGTGATTGGTATAGTTTTTTCTTGAAGTAATCAATATCAGTAATTTCTCCAAGATTTTGACCACCAGGAAGAGTTGAAATTTCTGTTCCTCTACCACCTTCACGTCTTGGTAGCCAGAAATCTTCTAGCATACTCATGAATTTTTTGTCGTCACGAATCTCACCAGTGCTGGCATCATACACTAATTTGTTACGATATCTCATCATAACATCACGGAGATATTGCTCTGCTTTTTGTTTTGGCAGATTACCAACGTCAATGTAGAAAATTCTACGTTCTGGTGCTCTGGAAAGTCTGTAGATAACCAAAGAGTCCTCAATCATTCTAAGTTGATTAAGTGACTTGACTGCTTTGTGAAGGTATGATAGTGTAGTTCCCTTATTTCTATCTACCAATCCAGATGTGCAGTATGTAATAGCATCTTTTGCAATTTTGACTCCCTTAGAGTCATTCATTCCACCAGATGCTGAATTTGGATATTGAAGTTTTGGAGTATATAAGAAATATTCTTCTACCTCTGGGAAAATATAATCCATGGGATCTTGATCATTTTTTCTGACCAAAATGCCAGGATTTTTATTATCCTTCTTAGTTTTACGAACATAACGCATTTTCATTGCGTCAATGTAACGTAGTTCTTGAATACCTTCTTCTGGTTTCTTTAAATCGATGACTTTATGATAATAAAGTCTGCCATCAATATACCAGTTTCTGTATATCTCATGGCATTTTTTATCAAAATCCAATAGATCTAAAATATTTTTAAATTCTTGACGTATTTTTTTCTTAATACCATCACTAGCATTAAGATTAGATAGTTCAATCTTTACAGGTGAGTCGTCAGAATCGGAAACAATTGCTTCATTAACAATGTCTTCGATAGCACTATCTACCTCAGGGTGAAGAGACATTTCTCTATACCTTTTGAGTAGATCAAACTCAGTTCTATATACACCTTCAATATCAACGTAAGATCCAAAAAACCCAGTACTTAAATAATGGTCAACCCCGTCCTCATTATTTGGAGGAACGGGGGAGACGACTGTGGGTGACTTTGGATCTGAATCTTCAATTGAAAATCCAAAAAGTCTAGCCATAATTTAATTGTCCGTTTCTTACTATTTATCCTATATTATTTGAGGGTTCCTGGACCATCATTGATTTCAAAGTACTGAACCTGGAATTCTACGGTGAATTCTTCAATGGTATCAGTAGTATCGTATGAAACGTCAATAGCAGAAACGTTGGTTGGGAAAATGTCAATGAACTTATAAGATCTTAAAACTGTTGAATTCCCACTTCCAGTTACTGTTCCACCAGGACCAGCTTTAGAGACATCGGTACGAACTTTTGTTCCTTCAAGTTTGTCACTTCTTCCTAGTTGATAAACATTTGCATCAACCATATATGATGCTGGATTTACAGCACCAGTTGCGTTATCAAGCTTGGAGAGTAGATTTAACCATGCTTCGAAAGCATGTCTAATTCTAAAGTCTTCATCGTTGATAACTGTTACTGACCAAGTATCAAATGTTCTATCACCAGCAACTTTTAGAGTTCTACCTCTAAAAGGAATTTCAATTGCTGCAACGTTTGAAGCTGGCAATTGTGCAGTTTTGCAGAAGAATCTAAAGTCAACTTTTTCTTCTGAACCCCAATAAGATGCGATTTCAGAAGGAAAGTTATCTAGTGCAACTTCAAAAATATTTGGTCTGGCGCCACCACCAGCAAGTCTTGTTTTAAATGCTGATAGATTCTTGAGTGTTGGTGAGTTGTTAGCCATTTTAGAATAATCCCCCTTAAGTTAATTTATGATTAGATCAAACTCTACCAGCAACTTCTTCAAAACTTACTCCTGTGCGGGTAGCAACAAATGTAAGTGTGACGAAGTTGATAGACTTAGCAGGCTTCAAGAAGATGTCAGCCCTAAATTCATTGTTGTCAATGATATCGGGAGTGTTGTTTGTCTCATCACAAATTACTAGGTAATCAAAAACACCTCTCTTAGATTGAACTTCACGTAAGTATGGTTCAACAATATTTACGAAGTTTGCTCTTGTGATTTCATCGTTGAGTTCGAAGAGTTGTGCATTTGCTGCATTTTTAAGTGCTTGCTCAACTGTTAGGAACAAACGACGAACATTGATTCGATCAAAGGCAGACTGATAAGAAAGGGCAGTCTTATCACCAAATAGAACGATTCCGACTCCTGGAGTATTAACGATTGAGTTAATTCTCTTAGGATAGAGACGATCTCTTTGTGCTTTAGTTGGATTATATGCTAGTTTGATTGCATTATTTAATGCACCTCTTTGCTGTCCAGCAGGTGAGAACCAAGGATATGATTCAATAGAAGTTCTTACACATAGACCAGCAACGTCTGCGTTACATGGAATATATCTAAACTTGTTGTTAAATCTATCATAAGTGTACTTATATCCAGTATCAAAGATTGCATAAGAAGAGGATGAAAGTGGATTGAAGAATTCAAGTATGTTATTTGTTTGTGCTTCAGAATCCGAAATGTCAACAATGTCACCACGATGTGGTGAAATCACCGCAACGCAATCCTTTCTAAGTTCTGCAATTGCAATAAGTTCTTGAGCCTTTGCTTGAGACTCGTACTTAGTTCCTCCACCTGGTCCCATGATTAAGTAATCGACGGGAATATCATCATTATTGAATAGTCTGTAAGAAGTAACAATATCAGCAATATCTGCCTTCATTCGGTTAGAACCATTTGCATAATCTTTACCACCAGCAAGACTATAAGTGTAGTTTCCTATAGTGTTAAAGGTTACATCTTGAGCCTCTTGCTCCCATAAACCAGCAGAAGTGGTAATAGCAGTGTAACCAGTACTCCATCCAGATGCTACAACATCTTCAAGTCCAGATCCATCAGAAGGATTATCTCCAGCATAAATGTATGC